CAGCTTGGTTTGACGCCTTCTGTCATGGACGGCACGGCCGACGAGTCGGCGATGTTGAACTACACAAACCGGACAATCGAGCCGATTGTTTCGGCAATTGTCGAGGCTATGCGTCGCGCTTTCCTGACAAGGACCGCCCGAACACAGGGTCAAGACATTCGATATTTCAACGAGCCGTTCAAGCTTGTCCCTATGGAGAAGCTGGCGGACATCGCCGACAAACTCTCTCGCAACGAGATCGTTACTCCGAACGAGATGCGTGGTTTCATCGGCCTCAAGCCGTCTACGGACCCGCAGGCGGATGTACTGAAGAACCGCAACATGCCAGATCCAAACCCCGCGCCTGCTGGTGATCCGATGCAGGCACCACTCACTCCGGAGGGAGAACCGTTCTGATGGAAACCGAAGCCGATTTCGGCGGGTACGCCACCAAGGCCGGTATCAGGTGCTCCGACGGACGAACCATCAAGGCCGACGCGTTCAAGCACATGGACGGCACGCAGGTTCCTCTCGTCTGGCAGCACGGGCACGACAAGCCCGCCAACGTTCTCGGCCACGCCATTCTCGAGGCGCGTTCCGANGGCGTCTACGCCCACTGCTACCTCAACAAGTCGAAGACGGCTCTGGAAGTCGCGGAGCTGATCGAGCACGGTGACTTGAAGAGCCTCTCGATCTACGCCAACGAGCTGAAGGAGACTAACAAGGTCGTCAGCCACGGCAACATCAAGGAAGTCAGCGTCGTCATCGCCGGTGCGAACAAGGGCGCGACGATCGACCANGTTCGCATCAAGCACAGCGACGACTGGATCGAGGACCTCGAGGATGAGGCCATCATCCACCTGGGTCTCGCTCTGGAGTTCGGCGACGAACTCGCGCACGAAGACGCCGGCGACGGCATGGACGATGAGAGCGTCGAGGACGTTTTCAACTCCATGAACGACAAGCAGAAGGCGCTCATGATGTACGTCGTCGGCATGACTGCCGAGGGCGAACACCCGGCTGGGGATGGCGACATGGCCCAGTCTGCAATTCCCGCCGCCGGCTCCACCTCTGCCGACGGCAACACCAACACCGAGGACTCCACCCTCGCCCACCAGGAAGGAACCACGACCGTGACGCACGTCTACGAGACCACCGCGACCGGCCAGCAGGCAGCGGGTGCGGGTGGCAAGACCATCACCCACGCCGACATCACCCACCTCTTCGAGGCCACCAAGAAGTCGGGCTCCTTCCGGGAGGCCTTCGGCGAGTTCGTGCTCCAGCACGGCATCACCGACATCGAGACTCTCTTCCCGGACCCGACCGCGCTGTCGAACACCCCCGAGTGGGACAAGCGTCGCACCGAGTGGGTGTCGATCGTCCTCAACGGCGTCCACAAGACCCCGTTCTCGCGGATCAAGACGCTGTCGGCGGACCTGACCCACGAGGAAGCCCGCGCCAAGGGCTACATTAAGGGCTCCATGAAGAAGGAGCAGTTCTTCGCGGTCGCCAAGCGGACCACCGGGCCGACCACGGTCTACAAGAAGCAGAAGCTCGACCGGAACGACATCATCGACATCAGCGAGTTCGATGTCGTGGCGTGGCTCTGGGGCGAGATCCGCTTCATGCTCGAGGAGGAGGTCGCGGGTGCGATCCTCATCGGCGACGGCCGCGAGGTGGACGACGAGGACAAGATCACGGACCCGGCGGGCGCCTCGAGCGGCGACGGCATCCGGTCGATCCTCAACGACCACGACTACTACACGCAGACGATCAACGTCAACCTCCTCGACGGCAGCTCGAGCTACATGGAGCTGATCGAGGCGGTTCTCCGGTCGCGGCGTCTCTACAAGGGCGCCGGCTCGCCGACGCTCTTCACCACCGAGGCAACCATCGCCGAGATGCTGCTCCTGCGCGACGGCATGGACCGCCGCTACTTCCGCACGCTCGACGACTTGGCCGCCGAGATGCGCGTCTCGAAGATCGTTCCGGTCGAGATCATGGAGACCCGGGCGGAGAACGTCCTCTGCATCCTGGTCAACCTGGACGACTACAACGTNGGCACGAACAAGGGCGGCGAGTTCACCCAGTTCGAGGACTTCGACATCGACTTCAACCAGCACAAGTACCTGCTGGAGACCCGTCTCTCGGGCGCGCTGACCAAGCTCAAGTCCGCCCAGGTCTTCGTGGGCGTCGCGAGCGGCGTCACGATCGTCACCCCGGCCTCGCCGGACCAGGACGATGACGAGGTCACCATCACCAACACGACCGGTGTGACCTACAAGGTCATGTCGTTCGACGGTGCGGTCACCTACAACGGCAGCCAGGTTGCGGTCGACACGACCGTCACGGCGTCCTTCCCGGTCGTGCTGGCCGACGGCGCTTCGGTCCGGATCAAGGCGTACCCGTCCTCCGGCTCGTACGCTCTCAAGAACAACGTCGAAGACGAGTGGGCCTTCTCCTACGAGGCCTAGGCCTGGAGGTAGTACCCGATGGCAAAGTTCCACGGAAAGGTGGGCTATAACCAGGGTACTGTGGAGTCCCCTTCTGGATCTGGCGTGTACGTACCGAACATCATCGAGAAGACATATTTCGGAGATGTCATACGCAACACGCGTAAGATCCAGGAGGGGACCATTGTCAACGAGGATCTCTCGGTGCAAAACTCCATCAGTATTGTGGCGGATGCCTACGCCAATCTGAATTTCTTTGCCATTCGTTACGTGGAGTGGCTTGGGGGTCTCTGGACAGTCTACGAGGTTGTCGTTGAGGCCCCCCGGCTCGTCTTGAGGTTGGGAGGTGTCTATAATGGACCGACTCCTGCTCCATGAGAAGTTCAAGGAGTTGACGGATAACGTCTACTTCCAACCCCCGGAGAATGTGACGATGGCATTTCCTTGTATCGTGTACCAACGCGATCGAGGGGCTGCAAACTTTGCTGGTAACACTGTTTACCGGTATACTCAGCGTTACCAGGTGACCGTTATCGACGCCAATCCTGACAGTGAGATCGTCAAGGCGCTCACCACCTTTCCGCAAAGTACCTTTCTTCGGCACTTTGCGAGACCAGGTCTCAATCACGATGTCTTCGCAATCTACTTCTGAGGAGGAAGTAAACCATGACCGCACTGCAGTGGGACCAAGTCGGTGAGCGCAAGTACGAGACGGGTGTCGACCGGGGCGTGCTCTACGTCGCCGAGGATGGCGTCTACGACAATGGCGTTGCCTGGAACGGTCTCGAGACCGTCACCGAGAAGCCGACCGGTGGCGAGGCCACCGCGACTTACGCCGACAACATCAAGTACCTGAACCTCGTCTCCATCGAGGAGTTCGCCGCGACGATCGAGGCCTACACGTACCCCGACGAGTTCGGTCCGTGCGACGGCACCGAGGCCGCCTACCCTGGCGTCTTCGTCGGTCAGCAGCCGCGCAAGACGTTCGGCATCTGCTACCGCACGAAGATCGGCAACGACGTCGATGGTGCTGAGGCCGGCTACAAGCTGCACCTCTGCTACGGCCTGCTCGCCAAGCCGTCGGAGAAGGCCTACATGACCATCAACGACACGCCCGAGGCGATCTCCTTCAGCTGGGATGTCACCAGCACGCCCGTCGAGGTTCCCGGCTACAAGCCGTCCGCGACGATCGTGATCGATTCGACCAAGGTGAACTCGGTCACGCTGGCCTCGCTCGAGGAGATGCTGTACGGCTCGGTCGGCGACGACCCGTTCCTGCCGCTCCCCNGGTCGGCGACGACCCGTTCCTGCCACTCCCCTCGGCCGTCCTGGCCATGTTCGACGGTTCCGTCACGCTGGCCACGCCGCTCGCTCCGAGCTACGTGCCCGAGACCGAGACCGTGGTCATCCCGTCCGTCACGGGCGTGGTGTACAAGATCGGCAGCGAGGTTGTCTCCGGCAACGTCGTCATCACCGGTCCCGTCGTGGTCAAGGCCTACCCGGCCGATGGCTACTACTTCCCGTCGGTCATCGGGACGGAGTGGTACTTCAACCTCACCACTCTGGTCACGCCGACCGCCCCGACCTACGACTCGGGTACCGACCTGGTCACCGTCACGGCGACGACCGGTGTCGTGTACAAGCTGAACGGCACCGTTGTTGGTGCTGGCACTCACGCCATCGTGGCCAACGCCACGGTCACCGCTACTCCGGCGGACGGTTACGCCTTCCCGACGACGGCGGTCGACGTCTGGTTCTTCACCTTCGCCTAGCCTTGACAAGGAGAGATCAGAGAATGCTCCGCATTACAATTCCAATCGAAGAAGGGTTCGACGAGTCAACAAACAAGTTCGTCGTTGCCTCGGGTTTTGATTTGGAGCTGGAGCATTCTCTGGTCACCCTGTCAAAATGGGAGTCATTCTTCAAGAAGCCGTTCCTCAGTGATACTGCTAAATCTACTGAGGAGATGTTGTGGTATCTCCATGCGATGATTCTTACTCCGGACGTTCCCCGGAAAGTCCTCGAGAGTATGACGCAGGAGAACATCAACGCGATCAACGAGTACATCAACGACAAGCACACGGCCACGACGATCAATGAGCGGGGTCCGCAGCGCAGAAGCCGAGAGATCGTCACTTCTGAGATCATCTATCACTGGATGGTCACGCTGCAGATCCCGCCCATGTACGAAAGTTGGCATCTGAACCGTCTTCTTATGCTAATCCGAGTGGTTAACGAGAAGAACAAGCCCTCTAAGAAGATGAACAAGTCTGATCTGGCTGCTCAGCAGCGATCGGTCAACGAACAGCGCCGTGCGCAAATGGGCTCCAGGGGTTAGGAGGTAAGATGGCAAGGCTTAGCTGGGGAAGCGCTGGTGAGCGCTTCTTCGAAACCGGCATTGACCGCGGTGTTCTATACCTCCCCAGTCAGCCAGGCGTCCCCTGGATCGGTCTCGTGGCGGTAAACGAGCAGCCCAACGGCGGAGAAGCGCAGCCGTACTACATCGACGGCATCAAGTACGCAAACGTGGCCCTTGCCGAGGAATACGAGGCTACTCTTTCGGCACTCAGCGCCCCCGCCGAGTTTGGCCCATGCGATGGTGTGGCTCAGATTCACAATGGGCTGCTCGCAACACACCAGCCGCGTGTCCCATTCAGTCTCAGTTACCGAACGCTTGTGGGCAACGATCTCGAGGGGGCTCAGCATGGCTACAAGATCCACCTCGTGTACAACGCCTTGGCGGAGCCGACGCAGAGGGTCAATGTCACCCAAGGAAAGTCTGCGGCACCGATGGCTCTCTCTTGGAAGCTGTCGACACTTCCTCCGTCAATCACTGGGTATAAGCGTACCGCGCACCTGGTCGTCGATTCGAGGTACACCGACCCTGAGGTCCTTGCCGAAGTCGAGGATGTACTCTACGGGACCGACATCGAGGCGCCCAGTATCCCCACGCCCGACGAACTGATCGCCATATTTGCGTAGGAGGTGACATGTCTAGGCTGACCTGGGACGAAAGGCCTTACGAGTTTGGGCTCGAGCGGGGCGTTTTCTACCCCAAAAATTCCCCGGGGGAGGCCTGGCATGGACTCGTCAACATCCAGGAAAATCCTGAAGGCGGAGAGTCCAGCTTCGTATATTTGGACGGCGTTCAGACGTCATACCGAAGGCGGCCCACGAGTTTGAATGGGCTTATCGTAGCGCACTCATATTCGCCATCGTTCTACGAGGATGTTCTTACGCAAAGGTGGGCTAAACCATTCGGGTTCAGCTTCCGCACGGAGAGTCTCCCCGGCTACAAGATTCACCTGATCTACAACGTCTTGGTCTCACCGCAGGTGCGTCTGTACAAGCACAACAACGTCGAGATGATGCGCTTCGAGTTCACCACACTCCCCCTCGCTGTTCCCGGTGCTGTAAACAGCGCACATCTCATCATCGACACGTCTGTTGCATATTCCACGGCTGTCGAACAGCTTGAGGACATCTTGTACGGAACAGACACGTTGTCTCCTCGATTGCCCCTTCCCGAGGAAGTCTTTGAGATCATCGAGGTGAACTCGATCCTTCGAGTGTACGACAATGGCGACGGCACGTTCACTGTGGACGGTCCTGATAGCGCCATCGAGATGCTCGACTCAACCACTTTCCAGATCACCTGGCCGTCTGCGATCTACCTTGACGCAGACAGCTACAAGATTAGCTCACTCTAAGGAGGTCTCGTGGCTACAGTCACCGGTTTTACCGCCGAACGAATGCTTGAAATCGAGAACTCCACAGTAGTGAGCGGGGAGATCGATGTAGATGGTCACCTTATCCTTCTCACGCGCGACGGAACTCCAATCGATGCTGGGTCGGCTCTTCCGGCCCTTCCGACAGCTTCTACAACCGTGTCCGGTATCGTCGAACTCGCTACGGTCCTTGAGGCCACTACGGGGACAGATACGACTCGCGCCGTTACGCCCGAAGGTCTTGCTGCCGCTATCACAGCAGCAGCTGTTCCCGACGCCTCTGACACCGTTAAGGGTAAAGTTGAGCTTGCCACCGATGCAGAAGCTATCGCCGGTACAAGTACCACGCTGGCCGTTACTCCGCATGGGCTTGCTGCTACGGTTTCCGCTGCTACGGCGCCTGATGCCACGACAACGCTCAAGGGTGTCGTCGAGCTAGCTACCAACGGCGAGGTAATCACTGGCACGGATGCGGTTCGTGCAGTCACCCCAGCATCGCTTGATCTGGCAATCACTACAGGTAAGATTGCCGCAAATGCAGTAACTACGGGCAAACTCGCTACGTCTGCTGTGACGGCTACCGAACTGGCATCCAACGCTGTGACCACGGCAAAAATCCTTGACGCCAACGTCACCAACGCCAAACTGGCAGACATGACGGCTAGCACCTTCAAGGGTCGTATTTCTTCCACCGGTGCACCGCAGGATCTGTCGGTATCGGAAGTCCTGACGGCATTGGGGATAACGCCCACCACGAGTTACACTCCAGCCTTTACAGCAACGACTACGAACCCGACGTTGGGCACAACAACTCGTACTGGTCGATACACCATTGTTGGTAATCTGTGTATTGTTCAGATTGAGATTGTGATCGGTTCGGGTTTCTCGGCAGGCTCTGGCGGTTACCGCTTTGGGTTGCCTGCCGGAATTACGAACGTTGGTGGTGGTGCACCGGGTTCTGCGATGATCGTAGATGCCAGTCCTTTCACAGTATGGGTTGGTTTCTGTTCGGTCTTCTCTACTGAGGTGGAAATCTACCGAGCAATCGACACGGGTACTACAACAGTACCTGTTGGCTCGGGTTCGATTTCTTGGGCGGCCGGCGACCTCATCCGCTTAACTGCTATATTCCCAATCTGATTGGAGAGTCCGATGCCGCTATATTTTACTTCTCGTGGCGGCTTCAGGAACCTCGAGACTTTCCTGTCAAGGATGAATGAACTCGACCACTTGGTTATCCCCATCCTAGGGAAGTACGCCGAGATCGGTCTGGAAGCACTACAAGCCGCAACACCAACGTTCACGGGTTTGGCTGCCTCATCGTGGGTGTATGACGTATATTCTCGACGCACTGGGTACAGCATTATCTGGTCTAATTATGACGTAGAGAATGGTTTTCCAGTGGCAGTCATGTTGAAGTATGGCTACGCAACCGGAACGGGCGGCTATGTTGCCGGGTACGACTACATCACTCCCGCAATGCAACCGATATTTGAAGGCGTTTCCAGGGAAGTGTGGGGAATGGTAACAGCCGATGGCCAGACCTCAGTGTTCGAGTAACCAACGAGATGCGGGAGGAGGTGACACATGAGCAACACCGTTCGAACTTCGGATACCGACTACAAGGTCGTCGAACTTCACTTCGACCACGGCACATTTACCCAGGGTGTTAAGGAGACAATCCTAAACCTGGAGTCCCTCAAGAAGGC